CAATAGTATTTCCAGGTCAATCGTTTTAAGGCGTAGTGAATACCTTCGTGATACAGATCGAGCAATTAACCATTATGGGAATGTAAAACCAGCTTCCTTTTCCAAGCTCATTATTGATCGACTCAAGAACATCTACCCTGTTAAGATATGTTGGCCTATTGCCTTTGCATTTATAAATGCAAATCTTACTTCGTATGAAGAGATAGCTACTGCTAGAGATACCCTCAATGATGCTAGATTCGATGTTTATCCTAAGATGAAAGTATTATATGAGACAGAGAGTAACTTTGTACCTGATCCAACAACGTTATTTTCATGCATTAGGAAGACTCTTATTTGTATGTTTCCTACTACTTTGCCATTATTTGGTGCTGTGCTACTACCAGACGTAGTTTGAGATAGAATTGTAAAGAGTTCGGGGAGTGGTGCTCCTTATTTTACTAAAAAGGGTAATCTAAAAGAAGAATGTTTTCAGATTGCAAATTCGATCAAAGAAGGATCTTTCGATGAAAGCGTTTTCGAGCTACCTAATGTGGTTTACCAAGTTGTTCAAGCTTCAAAATCTGGAAAATATAAACCTAGACTAGTTTATTGTCCTCCTTTCGCGATCACTGTTTTAGAAAACGTGTTTGGAATCCCAGTGTTAGACCATTTTGTCGGTAATACCAATACTTCAATTATTATTGGCCATAGTCAGATGCACTTGTACAATATGAATATTTCTGAAAAGGATTATTTTAAAGCATCAGGTGACTTTTCATCTTACGATCAGTCTATTCCTAGCATAATCATTAAGCTATCTTTTGAAATCATTAAATCCTTGTACGTTTTTAAGAATGGATATGAAGAACAATTGTATGATAAAATGGTTAATTATGTTATAGCCGGTCATATCTTTCATCCTAGTATTGGAACAGTTTTACGCAAGCGTGGCATTGCATCAGGAAGTGTGTTCACAAATTTAATTGACAGTATATCGAACTTATTAATCATCAATTATGTTACGACTATCATCGGATTTGATTATCATAAACTACTAGTATGTGGGGACGATAATAAAATTGTATCAAACAAGTTGCTCAATGTTGGTACAGTATCTTCACTTGTTAAACGGATCTTTAACATGAATATTGACTTTCCTAGAGAGGGTTTAGTTAATAAAGGATCTGCAAACTCTTTGTTCCTAGGGTCTTACTGGTCTGTAGATGGTCCAAAGCGTGCGCTTTTTAGAATGATTCTATCAGCTTCAAAAGAGAGTTGAGATTGGGAGAATTTCGTTGATAGAAAGGATTTTATCGAAGGCAGAGTGTATACTATTTTTGGTAATTCTTGTGAACTAGCTAAATATTGGCGAATTATGGGGTTAAGACCATACGTAGGTAGACGTATCTACGAGTTTCAAGAAGCACAACGCTGAGATAAGAAACGCCAAAGTAATGAAACATCTAAGTATGTCGGTGGGTGATCGATCGGTGTTTCAGAGCCTTGACGTTTACGGTAACATGGGGGTGGC